AATAATTTACGAGCATAATGAAAGCAGTTGGTAAAAGATTAATTATAGAGAAAGTAAAAGAAGGCACTACGGAAACAAAAGGAGGCCTTCTATTAGCTGAAAATCACAGAGAAGATATTAGATATAAAGAAGCTAAAGTTATTAGTGTTGGTGATGAAGTAGTAGGCGTTAAAGAAGGTGATAGTATATTTTATGATAGACATAATGGTCATAAGATAGAACCAGGTAAAGAAACTTATTACGTTATACGGTTAGACGATGTTGTAGTTGTATTATGAGCCGTTTAGAACCTTCAGATATTAGAGATATAGGTTTATTAAAACACTATAGAATAATACGTAGATGGGCTTGCAGGAATAATGATTTAACAGATGCGGATTTAGAATTACTAATCTATTTTGATTGTATGGAATTTTTTACCAAACAAGATTATAAAATAGGTACTTATGCTTACAGTTGGGACAATAAACGCTGGAACAATTTATTAAAAGAAGGGTGGATAGTGGTTTGGAGAAATAGAAACCATACAACCCAAAAATACAATATATATAAAGTTTCATTTAAGTGTAAACAACTAATAAGTAGAATGTACCGTATAATGCTTGGTAAAGAGGATCTTCCAACAAGTCATAGAAATATTATAATGAATGGCAATACCCATATGGACAGACTTAGGATAACTGCTATAGAAAACGTAAACAAAGATAAAACAAGAAACAATGAATGAATTAAACCCAACACCAATAAATCCAAAAGGGTTTACAAATACAAATAATATACAAGGTATGTTTGGAACGCAGGTGCCAAATACATTTACAAGAAATGTTAATAATCCTTATGATCCAACAAATACATTAGCAACAAATCCTGGAGTATCTCCTATACCTCCTCCAACCGGAGTTGATACACCTATTGTTCCACCTTATGATATAAATAATCAATAATTATGAATTTAAACGCTAGAAAACATCCGATGACAGTTCACGACAGAGAAGCTAAATTATCTGGAGTTGGAGCTAATGCCATATGGAATGGTCCATTTGACACAACCGCATTGCCAAAAGGCAAAGGATCAAGTTCAGGCAAAGATGGTATTGTATTCAATAACATTAAACCTGTTTGTGATCCAAGAGCAATAACACAACGAGCTAAAGGAAGATACTAATATGAAAAAGAAAGTTATATCTGAGTATGGAGGAAAAGAAAAGTATCCTTCAAAGGTCGCTAAAGCAAAGCACGAAAAAAAGGAAACCAAACCTTTTGAAAAGAAAGAAAAAGCAGGAGCCAAAAAAATGCCTCCTACGAAAATGAAAAAATGTTAGTTATTAACATTCTTTATATATAAACAACAATAAAAACTAAAACAAAACAAAATGACAAATTTTATTTCTATCCCTGTAACTAGCGGAACTGCTTATGCTAACGGATCAAGATTAGTTAACGTAAATACAATTACTGGTATTTTTGCAACAAACACTGCTGAAGTAACTCTTTTTACTGCAGGTGAAAATTTTGTACTTACTACAACTGCTGCTAAAGCAGTAGAAGTACTTACTGCAATTAATGCAGCTATTGCTGCTGTTCCAGGAGGACAGGTTGTTGCAGTTCAACTTCCTGCTGGAGTTACTGTTACTAGTGTAGCTGTAGCATAATATTAATTTAAATTCCCTATAGATATACTTTTATAGGGAATTTAATAATATTTATTATTTATATGTCTTTTAAGATGAAAGGATTCCCATATAATGTGGATAACACTCCTGTATATAGTACCGATATGGACGGCAATATTTTAGGTATGGCGCAATCTAATGGAACTATATTAGTGAATAAAAATATATCTCCTTTAGAATTAAAAAAGAATAAAACTATATCACACGAGAAAGTACATATAGATCAAATGAAACGTGGCGATCTAGATTATAATGATTCGCACGTTATCTGGAAAGGCAAGAAGTATCCGCGTTCTAAGATGAAAGAAGGGGCAAAAAATCTGCCTTGGGAAATGGAAGCTTATAAAAAGCAATAAATACGCGTAATAATAATAATATATAACTTTAATTTAATATATTATGAAAAAAGTAATCTGTATTATCGTATTTTTAGCATTTAATTTTTATGCTCAAGCTCAAAAGCTTACTAAGGATTTTTTGGTGGGAACATGGGTTTCCGAAACTGTACAAATAGATTTTTCTATTATAAATAAGAACGACCTTAATATTGTGTCATTTTCTTATTTAACTGGAAATTACTTTAAAATATTAGGTTACCAATTTAATAAAAATAATTTCTATTTAGATACATTACATGAACCTAATAATTGGGAGGCTTTAGGTAAATTTATAGTTGTAGATCAAGATACAATGGTTGCTGACTATGTTAGTGACGCTCCCGGAGCAGTAATTTATAAAAGACTAATAAATAAAAACTAAACAAAATGGCATTTAAACAAAACCCAGGTAGAGGTAATAGTCCAAAAACAGGAAATGGACTTCCTAGCCCACTAAGACAAGACAACGGTATTGAACTTACTAAAAAATATACAGAAGGTAAAAAAACCTTAGAGGAGCAAAGAAAAAAAGGTAATACACCTGGAGGTATGAAAGTTGATGCCGCAACTGGGTCTGCAACTGCAAACTTACCAATGCATAAAGTGGTTAAAGCCGGTTCTTATGTTAGAGAATTAGATACTGCAGGTAAGATTGTAAAAGAAGAACGTATGGATTCAAGAGGTAATGAGTCTTTTTATAAAAATGTAGCAAATCGTAATGCAGATGTAGCTAAAAGACAAACTGCTAATGCTAGTCTTTATAATGCTACTAGTGGTGGAACTACTCCAGATAAATTGTCTGAAAGCCAAAAGAAATCTTTAGTATCTATTGGTAAAGCAAAAAAAGCTCCAATGAAAATGAAAAAATGCTAAATGAAAAATCTATCTCTAAAAGGTTATAAAAAAAATAGTCCTGATAAAGATAGACCTTATAATGTAATACCTAGCGGGGAAATCACTATGAAAAATGTGGAGTTTCCCGTTTTAGGTATAGATAATAAAGGTAATTCAAAAGTAATGAAACCGGGTAAAGATTACAGTTATCCAGGTGATACTGTATTAGAGATACCTATGAAGAAATCAACAATATATAATAGAATATTTAAAAAATAAATTATGGGACAATATGGTAATCAACCAGATTTTGGAACAATATCGCAAACATTAAGCGCTTTTCCCACAACAATAACAGATCCATCAGCAGTTTATATTGGAGCATTTACAGACGCTGAAGTAGGTGCATCTATAACTGTTAGGTTAGTTGGAAATAGTACAGACACCACATTTTCGGGACTTAACCAAGGAACCTTTTTACCTATAGTAGTAACAAAAGTTACAAGTGCGGTAAATATACCCGCAGCAAGCATAGTATTATATAGATAATAAATTTAAATTAAATTAAATGGAAAACACAAACAAAATTACAGAGAAACAATTAGAAACTATTGTTAATCAACAAAAAGATTTGAATGCTTTATTATCTAATATAGGGGTATTGGAATCACAAAAGCATGGGTTCTTACATCAAATTGCAGAAGTAAATAAAAAAATAGAAGAATTCAAATCAGAATTGCAAGCAGAATACGGAGATATTAATATTAATATTGAAGATGGCTCTTATACTTATATAGATAAACCTGAAGAGGTTAAATTAGAAAAAGTTGAATAATGAATTCTGTTATTAGAAAAATTAGTATAGGCACAGACTATAAAAATGAAGCAATGCATTACTCCGTAGGCCAAAATGTTTACGGAGGCCATGCAATATGTAATATTATATTTGACGATAATGATACATCGTATAATATATATATTAAAAAAGAAGATGAGGTTATGCCGTGGAAGAAGTTTAATTCTAATATGGCTATCTCAGTTGAATATGATTTAGAATATTAATGAGGAGCATATTTGATTTTATAGTTAAACCTGTAGGAGATAGATATAATAATAAGATTAAGGTTGCGGATAAAGAATTAATAGTTAATACTAAGATTGAAAGTTTTAAATCCGTAAATAATATTGCAGAAGTTGTTGCATTGCCATTAGCATATTCAACCGATATTAAAGTTGGAGATATAGTTGTAATTCATCATAATGTTTTTAGGGTGTTTTATAATATAAGAGGTAATAAAAAAAATAGTAGATCATATTTTAAAGATGATTTATATTTTTGCAATCTAGATCAAATTTATTTATATAAGAATACAGGTAAATGGAAAGCATTTGGAGACAGATGTTTTATTAAGCCAATTAAGAATAGAGACTATTTAAACGTTGCTAAAGAGCAAAAGCTTATTGGTATACTAAAATATGGGAATAGTTCCTTAGAAGCGCTTAAAATAAACGAGGGAGACCTTGTTGGATATACTCCTTACGGAGAATTTGACTTTGTTATTGATGGACAAAGACTTTATTGTATGAAATCTAATGATATTGTAATTAAATATGGACATAAAGGAAACGAAACAGAATATAATCCAAGCTGGGCACAAAGCAGTTCTTGAATTAATTAAAGTTGCAGAAGAAGCTATCTTAGATAATGGTGATGATGATTTATCAGCAGACAAATTAAAGAATGCTGCAGCAACAAAGAAGTTAGCCATATTTGATGCTTTTGAAATTCTAAGTAGAATACAGGATGAAACTCGTATGCTAGAGGAAGAAGATAAAGACCCTACAATAAAGACTTTTAAAGGTTTTGCAGAAGGGAGATCTAAATAATGTACGAGCAAACACTTTATAAAATACTTCCTGACTATGTAAAACAATCGGTGATTAAACAACAAAACCGATATAATAAATGGAAATACGGTTATAATAAGGAGCATGATCTAATTATTATAAGCAAAACAGGTAAGATTGGGGAAATATACGAGATACAGAATTTAAGGATTGCTTTACCTTTAATTGATGAATCTTTTAAAAGAGCTCCAAAGAAAGAAGAACAATATTGGGAACAATTAAAAATACCAAAAGAACTTGAAAAAATAAAAAGTGTATTTGATTGGAATAAATATCCAGATCACTTTAAGGAAAAATGGTATGATTATGTTGATCATGAATTCAAGCGCAGAGAGGAAGGCTTCTCGTTTTATAATAATGGAGTTTCTACATATATAACTGGTACACATTATATGTACTTACAATGGAGTAAGATTGACGTTGGTGCACCAGACTTTAGAGAATCAAATAGATTATTTTTTATATTTTGGGAAGCTTGTAAGGCAGATCCAAGATGTTACGGAATGTGTTATTTAAAGAATAGACGTTCCGGGTTTTCTTTTATGTCATCTGCCGAATTAGTTAATCAAGCTACTATATCAAGTGATGCTCGATTTGGAATCTTATCAAAAGCGGGGGCTGATGCTAAAACAATGTTTACCGACAAAGTTGTTCCAATCTCTCTTAACTATCCTTTCTTTTTTAAACCCATACAAGATGGTATGGATAGACCGAAAACAGAACTCGCTTATAGGGTACCTGCATCAAAGTTTACAAGAAGAAAATTAGATAGTCAAGAAAATCCAGAAGAACTTGAAGGTCTTGATACAACAATAGATTGGAAAAACACAGGAGATAACTCATATGATGGTGAAAAACTTAAATTACTAGTTCATGATGAAAGTGGTAAATGGTTAAAACCTGATAATATATTAAATAACTGGAGGGTTACTAAAACCTGCTTAAGATTAGGTAGTAGGATTATTGGCAAGTGTATGATGGGTTCAACCTCAAATGCTTTAGATAAAGGAGGAGATAATTTTAAAAAACTATATTATGCTTCAGACGTCACGAAAAGGAACCGCAATGGACAGACTAATTCAGGATTATATAGTTTGTTCATACCTATGGAATGGTCGTACGAGGGATTCATTGATACTTATGGAATACCTGTCTTCGACACTCCAAAAACCCCAGTCAAAGGAATTGACGGTAACGAAATAGATTATGGTGTTATTGAACACTGGCAGAATGAGGTTGATGGTTTAAAAACTGATTCTGATGGATTAAACGAATATTATAGACAATTTCCAAGAACGGAACAACACGCTTTTAGAGATGAAACGAAACAATCTTTATTTAACCTTACAAAAATATATGAGCAAATTGATTATAATAATGATCTAAGGAATACTAATATATTAACTAAAGGTAATTTTCAATGGGAAGGTGGTATACAAGATACCAAAGTAATATTTTATCCAAATAAAGATGGTAGATTTTTAGTATCATGGATTCCTCCTTATCATTTACAAAATAATATAATATTAAAGAATAGTATGAAATATCCTGGTAATGAACATATTGGCGCATTTGGTTGTGACCCTTATGATATATCAGGAACAACAGATGGTAAAGGATCTAAAGGGGCTTTACACGGATTAACTAAATTCTCAATGGAAGATGCTCCATCTAATACATTCTTTTTACAATATATATCAAGACCTCAAACGGCTGAGATCTTTTTTGAAGACGTACTTATGGCGTGTATATTTTATGGTATGCCAATATTAGCAGAGAATAATAAACCAAGGTTGTTATATCATTTTAAAAGAAGAGGGTACAGAGGTTATTCAATGAATAGGCCTGATAGAATATTTAATAAACTATCAGCAACAGAAAGAGAAATAGGCGGAATACCAAACTCGTCACAAGATATAATGCAAGCCCACGCGGCTGCAATAGAAACTTATATAGAAGAATATGTAGGTTTAAATGAAATGGGTTATGGAACAATGTATTTTCAAGATACATTAGAAGATTGGGCAAGATTTGATATAAATAAAAGAACTAATCATGATGCTTCTATTAGTTCAGGATTAGCAATAATGGCTTGTAATAAAAACAAATATATGCCAACTGAAAAAAGAGAAATAGTGTCTGTCCCTTTAGGTTTTAGGAAATATAATAATGAAGGAACTACATCAAAAATTATTAAGTAAATGAATATATACACAAATCCAAATAGCGCTTTCCCTAGTCAGGTTGTAGATGATGCTACTAAGGCTTCTGAAGAATATGGATTACAGGTATCTCGTGCCATAGAGCAGGAGTGGTTTAATCAAGGGAGAACTAGCGGTAATAGGTATTTAACACATTGGAATAATTTTAATAGGTTAAGACTATATGCCAGAGGAGAACAATCTGTGCAAAAATATAAAGATGAGTTATCAATTAATGGTGATTTATCTTATTTGAATTTAGATTGGACACCTGTGCCTATATTATCAAAGTTTGTTGATATAGTTGCTAATGGCATTTCCCAAAAGACCTATGATGTAAAAGCATTTGCGCAAGATCCTGAGTCTGTTAAAAAGAAAATGGATTATGCTTCTTCTTTGCAGTTTGATATGATTAATCAACCAATAATCCAAGACGTATTACAAAAGACTGGAACTAATATATCTAAATCAAATGTGCCTGCTGAAGATTTACCAGCAACTCAAGAAGAATTAGAATTGCACATGCAACTTTCCTATAAACAATCTATTGAGATTGCAGAGGAGGAAGCAATTAATACAGTGTTAAAAACTAATAAATATGATCTTACTAGAAAAAGATTAAATTATGATTTAACAACTATCGGGATTGCTGCAGTTAAAACATCATTTAATAAGGCAGAAGGAATTGTTGTTGATTATGTAGATCCTGCCTATTTAGTTTATTCATATACAGAAGACCCTAATTTTGAGGATATTTATTATGTTGGAGAAGTTAAAGCTGTAACAATACCAGAATTAAAAAAAGAATTCCCTTATATATCAGAAGATGAACTTCTCAAGATACAACAAATGCCAGGGAATAGACAATATATTCAGGGATGGGGTAATTATGACGAGAATACCGTGCAAGTATTATACTTTGAGTATAAAACTTATATGAATCAGGTATTCAAAATAAAACAAGGAGATAGCGGATTAGAAAAAGTTATTCAAAAGACTGATTCGTTTAATCCGCCACCAAATGATAACTTTGAAAAAGTATCAAGAACAATAGAGGTATTATATACGGGAGCTAAAATCATAGGCACAGATATGATGTTAGAGTGGAAATTATCGAATGATATGACTCGCCCTCAAGCAGATACTACAAGAGTTAAAATGAATTATACTATTGTTGCACCTAGAATATATAAAGGTAGAATTGATTCAATTGTTACTAAATGTATTTCTTTTGCGGACATGATCCAGTTAACTCATTTGAAACTTCAACAAGTTATGTCAAGAGTAGTTCCTGATGGGGTATTCTTAGATGTAGACGGGTTAATGGAGGTTGATTTAGGTAATGGAACAAAATATAATCCAGCAGAAGCATTAAATATGTACTTTCAAACTGGTAGTATTGTAGGTAGATCTTTAACTCAAGACGGAGAAATAAATAGAGGTAAAGTGCCTATTCAAGAATTAACAACGTCTAGTGGTCAAGGTAAGATACAAAGTTTAATACAAACTTATCAGTATTACTTGCAGATGATTAGAGATGTTACAGGCCTTAACGAGGCAGTTGATGGTAGTAAACCAGATTCTAATGCTTTGGTAGGATTACAAAAAATAGCTGCAAATGCTTCTAATGTAGCCACTCGCCATATAAAAGACGCAAGCATATATTTAACTACAAGAATATGTGAAAATATATCATTAAGAGTTGCAGATTGTTTAAATAATCCTTTAACTGCAAATTCATTAAAGCAAAGTATATCAACTTATAACGTAGAAGTTTTAAAAGAAATTGAGAAATTAAATTTGTATGATTTTGGTATTTTCTTAGAGATTGAACCAGACGAAGAAGAAAAAGCACAATTAGAACAAAATATACAAGTTTCTTTACAAAACCAGGGAATTGATTTAGAAGATGCAATAGATATAAGACAAGTTAGAAATCTTAAATTAGCAAATCAATTATTAAAGTTAAAGAGAAAGAAGAAACAAGAGTTAGTACAACAACAACAATTAGCAAATATACAAGCACAAGCAGATGCTAATTCACAGAATGCGGAAAAAGCTGCATTGTTTGAAGTACAAAAGCAACAAGCATTAACACAGGAGTCAATTAATATTGAACAGGCTAAATCGCAATTTGAGATACAAAGATTACAAACCGAGGCTCAAATTAAAAAACAGTTAATGGCGGAACAATTTAATTATGATATGCAATTAGCGCAATTAAAGGTTCAAGCGGAAACAAATAAGTTCAATCAATTAGAAGATAGAAAAGACGAGAGAACTAAGATACAAGCCACACAGCAGTCAGAATTAATAGATCAACGTAAGAATGATTCTTTACCAAAAGATTTTCAAAATAACGCAGAAAACTTAATGAATGATTTAGGAGGCATGTTACAAATGGAATAAACTTATTAACCAATTTTATATTATCATATTATGTCAGAACAAGTAAAACAAGAGGGGGAATTTAAATTAAAAACAAAGAAACCCTCACCAAAAAAACTAAACAAAACAGATGAACCTATTAAGGTTGATTTGACACAAAAGCAAGAAGAACCAATAAAAGTAGTAATCCCTAAAGAAGAAACAGATGCCATTCAAGAGCAAAGCACAGATGAAAGCATGTTACGCGATAAGCAGTCCGAAGTGGAATTGCGAGAAGTGGTCGAAGGAAACCAAGGGACCGCTGAAGATGTTATTGAAGAAATCTTCGAACAAGAAATAAAACAAGAAACAGAAAAGGTAAAAGATGAAGTTCTTGAGGCTTTAAAAAACCACGAACAAGGAAAACAATTACCTGAAAACATAGAGAAGTTGGTTGCCTTTATGGAAGAGACTGGTGGTACAGTTGAAGACTATGTTAGGCTAAATGCAGATTATTCAAATGTGAACAATGTTGCTCTACTAAAAGAATACTATAAAAGCACCAAGCCACATTTAGACGCAGAAGAGGTAGAGTTTTTATTAGAGGATAAATTCTTTTTTGATGAAGACATTGATGATGAAAGAGAAATTAAATTAAAGAAGTTAGCATTTAAAGATGAGGTTTCTAAAGCAAGAAACTTTTTAGAAGATGCAAAACAAAAATATTATGCAGAGATCAAGGCAAGACCTGGAGTTAATGCAGAACAACAAAAAGCTGTTGATTTTTTTAACAGATATAATAACGAGCAAAACAAAGTGGCTCAACAACAAGATGCGTTTAAAAAACAAACGTCTAATCTTTTCAACAATGAATTCAAAGGTTTTGAATACAACTTAGGGGAAAAAAGATTTAGATATAATGTTCAGAATCCAAATCAAGTTGCCGAAACTCAATCAAATATACAAACCTTCGTCGGAAAGTTTCTAGACAAAGAAGGTAATGTAACAGATGTGCCGGGTTATCATAAGGCTTTGTATTCAGCAATGAATGCTGACAAAATAGCTGCTCATTTTTATGAACAAGGAAAAGCTGACGCCGTTAAACAAGTTGTTAGTAATTCCAAAAATCCAAGTATGGATGCTCCTAGAACTGCTAGCGAGCCATTTATTAATGGATTTAGAGTCAAATCTATAAGCAGTGAGGATACCTCTAAATTGAGGATCCAAACAAAAAAATTTTAACAATTAAAAATTAAAAACTATGGCAAATGTTACGCCTCAATTCGGTTCAATTAAACCGTCTCAAAAACAACAAGCATTAGAAACAAACTACTTAAACTTTACAAACGGTAGTGGTAATGACTTCGCACAACAATACTTACCAGAAATCTACGAGCAAGAAATTGAGCGTTATGGTAATAGAACTTTATCTGGTTTCTTACGTATGGTAGGAGCTGAAATGCCAATGTCTTCTGATCAAGTTGTTTGGTCTGAACAAAATAGATTACATATTGCTTACAAAGAGGTAACTTGTGCTTCTGCTACAACTTTAACTTTTGTTACTGGTGGTACAGGAGATGCTTTTGTAAACAACGTTATTTCTGTTGGACAAACTTTAGTAGTTATGAGTCCTTCTACAGGAAAAGAACTTAAAGTTTATGTTACTGCTTCAACTGCTGATCCTGCCACAGGAACTGGAGGTGCTACAAATCCAGCTGTTGTTACTGTTAAACCTTACACTCAATTAGATTTGACTACTGGCGCAGGTAATACTGTAAACTTTACTGGAGCAACAGATCTTAAAATCTTTGTATACGGTTCTGAATTCAAAAAAGGAACAACTGACGCTACTTTAAATTCAGTTACACCTTCATTTACTCAATATAGCAATTCGCCAATTATTGTTAGAGAAAGATACCAAATTTCTGGTTCTGATACTGCTCAAATTGGATGGGTTGAAGTTGCTACTGAAGATGGTGCTTCTGGATACTTATGGTATTTGAAAGCTGAATCTGAAACAAGATTGCGTTTTGAAGATTACTTAGAAATGTCTGTAATCGAAGGTGAATTAGTTTCTGGTGGTTCTACATTAGGATCTAACCAAATTAAAGGTACTCAAGGTCTTTTCTCTGCTGTTAAAGAAAGAGGTAATGTTGTAAACAATTTCTCTGCTGCTAGTGGTCTTAATGATTTTGATTCAATCTTGAAAAACTTAGATACTCAAGGAGCTATTGAAGAGAATATGTTATTCTTAAACCGTGCAACTTCTCTTGACTTTGATGATATGCTTGCTTCTTTATCTGCTGGTGCAGCAGGTGGTGTAGCTTACGGTTTATTTGAAAACTCTGAGCAAATGGCATTGAACTTAGGCTTCTCTGGTTTCCGTCGTGGATCTTATGATTTCTACAAAACTGACTGGAAATACTTAAATGATGCATCTACTCGTGGTGGTGTTGCAACTTCATCTATCGATGGTATTCTTGTTCCTGCTGGTACATCTACTGTATATGATCAACAATTAGGGACTAATATCCGTAGACCATTCTTACACGTTCGTTATAGAGCTAACCAAGCTGACGATAGAAGAATGAAATCTTGGATTACTGGATCTGTTGGAGGTGCTTATACTTCTGATCTTGATGCAATGCAAGTACACTTCTTATCTGAAAGATGTTTAGTTACTCAAGCAGCTAATAACTTTGTGTTATTCACTGCATCAGCATAACAATCATGGTGATATTACCCCTGTTAAATTGGCAGGGGTAATTATTACCTTTTAAAAATTTATTAAATTATATTATATTATGGCAACAAAACCAACAACAAAAAAAGAATTAGAATCAAATGAATTTGATGTGGATACAATTACTGTAGAAGAAACAATTGTACCTAAAGAAACAAAACCAAAAACATTAAAAGATACTTGGGTAATTAAGGATAGAACTTATACTATAGCTGATAGTCATTCACCATTAACATATACCATACAGAGCAAACACTCATTAAGATATCCTTTATTATGGTTTAATAAAGAAACAGGGGAACAAGAAGAATTAAGATACGCGACTAATCAAAATTCTCCATTAGTGTCACAACAAAAAGGACAAGTAACTTTAGGACATATTATATTTGAGAATGGTGTATTAAATGTGCCTAAAGAAAAACAAAATCTACAAAAATTATTATCACTTTACCATCCAGCATTAAATATTAGATATACTGAATTTGATCCAACGTTAGAGGCGGAGGATGAATTAGAAGATATTGAATTAGAAGTAATGGCATTAAACGCTGCTTTAGAAATGGATATTGATCAAGCAGAGTCTATTGTAAGAGTAGAGGTTGGATCAAGAGTGAATAAGATGAGTTCTAAAGAAATAAAAAGAGATTTGTTATTGCTAGCAAGAAACAATCCTGCTTTGTTTATAGAATTAGCAAATGATGATAATGTACAACTTAGAAATATAGCCATTAGAGCTGTGGAAGCAAACATTGTAAAATTATCACCAGATAACAGAACATTCCATTGGGGTGAAAATAATAGAAAATTAATGACGGTACCTTTTGATGAAAATCCATACTCAGCTATGGCGGCATTCTTCAAAACAGATGAAGGTATAGAGGTCTTTAAGTCTATAGAGAAAAAATTAAAATAATACGTAATATTAATATATAGGCGGTGGCTTTGGTTACCGCCTTAATATTATAATAAATATACAGTATGGCGGTAAATGTAAATACGGTTTATAGAACCGTTTTATTAATTATTAATAAAGAACAAAGAGGATACTTAACTCCAGATGAATTTAATAAAACAGCGGCTCAGGTACAACTTGAGATATTTAATGAATATTTTGACGATCTTAACCAGCAACTTAGAGTTCCCGGTAATGATAGTGAATATAGTGACCGCATAAAGAATTTGGAAGAGAAAATTGCAATATTTCAAAGTGCTGATAATTGCCCTGCTTCTATTAGTGGTGGAACATTTGATTTGCCAACTTTAGTATCCCCATATGAATTTTATAAATTAGGTACCGTTATATATAATGGTGAAAAAGAAATTCAATATGTTCAACCTAATGAATTATTAGAACTTAATCTTTCTCCAATTACTAAGCCATCTACTTATTGGCCAGTTTATACGTATAAAAATTTTAAAATATCCGTATATCCAACTTCTATTACAAGTGATATATCTTGTACTTATGTAAGAAAACCATTAAATCCAATATGGAATTTTACTTCATCACCTCCTGGATACCAATATATTTATGATCCAAGTAATTCACAAGACTTTGAATTACATCCAATAGAACAAACAAATTTAATAACTAGAATATTACTTTATTCAGGTATAGTTATTAAAGATCCACAAATAGTTCAAATTGCAGCCTCTCAAGTTCAAACAGAAAATATTAATTCAAAAAGTTAATAAAAAATGCCTACACCTAATAATGGTTTGATTACCGAAACAAATAGACAATACTACGAAGGTGCTCAGGGTTTTATAGCTCAATTAGGCACAACTGAATTTACAACTACCTTTAATACAGATTTAGTTTTTGGAGGGATAAATGCTTGGGATCCAAATGATATTAATTATGCTTTAAATAATTTTAAATTATATACTAGTCCTAGCGGATTACCAGGAACTTTTGACGAGTATATATTAGAATATACGGTATTTAACAATACTATAACTCCTGATACCCCATTAGGGCAAGGCACTTATGTAGTAGTGCAATTAAAAATCCTTGACGGAGGAAATTATGGCGATAAGGATGCCTTTGGTATGACCGTAGAGGAAAACTATGGTAGTTATTCTTATATCTCCTTAAATGATATTATAAACAACTTTATGGTTGCTTATGTAGGTACTGGTAAATTAATTGGCGCTGTAAAAAGAACTGATGTTATATTCCATGCAAAACGTGGTATGCAGGAATTTAGTTACGATACATTAAAAAGTATTAAATCCCAGGAATTAAATATACCGCATAGTTTAAGTGTTGCAATACCTCAAGACTATGTTAACTATGTTAAAATGTCCTGGATTGATGATTATGGGGTTAAGCATCCTATATATCCAGTAAATGCTTTAACTACAAATCCATATGAAAATCCTATACAAGATCAAAGAGGATTGCCAATACAAGATAATTTTGATGCGAATATAGAAGGTGATTCTTTAACAGAGGAAAGATGGAATGCAAATAATATATTTCCAGTTGTAAATGATAATACGAATCTAGAGAATGGTTGGTATAATGGAGACAATTGGGTACAGGATAGATTTTTTGGTAGATTATATGGCATAGACCCGCAATATGCAAATATGAATGGATACTTTTCTATAAATGATAGAGAAGGCAAAATATCTTTTAGTAGTAATCTAGTTGGTAAATTAATTGTATTAGAATATATATCAGATGGATTAGCGTATGATTTAGATTCAAGAGTGCCAAAAATGGCAGAGGACGCATTATATGCTTATATTTTGCATTCAATTATGGCGCATCGTTCAACATCAACGGAGTATGTGGTTAGAAGATTACAACAAGATAAATCAGCAAAATTAAGAAATGCTAAAATAAGACTTTCAAATATCAAATTAGAAGAAATAACTCAAGTGTTTAGAGGTAAATCTAAATGGATTAAACATTAAAAAATGGCAGAAGTAAAAAATAGTTTTCTAAAATCTAGAATGAATCAAGATCTGGATGATAGACTTGTACCTAATGGGGAATATAGATATGCTAATAATATTTCTGTAGGTAGATCAGAGGCAGATGATATTGGAGCATTGCAAAATATACTTGGCAATGAGTTATTGGCATTAACTGATAATTCCGAATTTATACCAAATACTAATACGCCAAATCCAAATTATATACCAGGTTTAGAATGTATTGGTTTTTTTATGGATAATCAAAATAATCGTATATTTCAATTCCTAACAGATTATACCGATCCAGATCCAAATAATATCACATTACCAACAACGGGTAATATGAAAATAACTATGTACAATTTTGATTCTTCCATTACATACGTAACACTTGTAGAAGGATTATTTTTAAATTTTGCTAAAAATAAAGAATTTAGAATAACTGGGGTAAATTTAATTGAGGGATTATTATTTTGGACTGATAATAGAAATCAACCAAGAAAAATAAATGTATCAAATGCTTCAAACCCAAATTATTATACTACTGAAGAGCAAATATCAGTAGCAAAATATGCTCCTGTAGAACCTATAACTTTGTATAGAAAAGTAATCACTAGGGCTGCTGAAGGGCGAAGTTCAGCAACAACAATTAATGTTGATGATGCTACCGGTATTGTACCAGGAATGACTTTAATAACATCTGAGGTATCCGGTGCTGATTTTTGCGTTGTTACAGAAGTAACTCCAGACCCATTACCAGATCCGCAAACTGTTACTTTTTATGAAGAATTACCTCCATCAGTTGTTGAAGGAACGGAATTAACATTCTTAATATCCACTATGACTGATAAATCATCTATCCCTAGTTGGCCAGGTGATCCAGCTTTTTTAGAAGATAAATATGTTAGATTTAGTTATCGTTTTAAATATGATGATAACGAATATTCATTGATGGCTCCGTTTACACAAATAGCATATATACCAAAACAAAAAGGTTATTTTATTGCTGGTAATGAAATAGACGCTTATAGAAGTACAATTATAAATTGGTTTGAAAATAATATAAATAATATTGAATTAATTGTGCCATTCCCAGACAGAATAGGAAATTTAGTTCAAAGTTATAAGATAAAAGAAATTGATATTTTATATAAGGAATCTGACTCAATTGCTGTTAAAGTTTTTGAAACAATACCTATTTCAGCTATAAATACACCAACTAATACTGATAATAATTATTATATACAACCTTACCAATCACAAAAACCATATAGAACATTACCAGATGATCAAAGTACAAGGGTATATGATAAAGTTCCTGTTAGAGCAAAAGCCCAAGAGTCTGCTGGTAATAGAATAATTTATGGTAATTATTATGATAAATATACTTGTCCTTCTTCTATAAATTATAATATATCTATTCAACCAAAATCAACAATGGGTACTAATTTTATAGAATACCCAAATCATACATTAAAAAAGAATAGAAATTATCAAGTTGGATTTGTACTTGCTGATAAATTTGGTAGACAATCGCCGGTTGTATTATCATCGGCAGATTTAGAGGCCCCTTTTATAGATGGAGTATATACAAAAGGCTCAACAGTTTATTCAAGTTATGAAAATTCCATCTTATTTGAAGATGTGCGTACATGGTTTGGAGATGCTTTAATACTATATTTAAATGCGCCTATAGATCAACAAAAAGATTTGTCTGCTGGAAAACCTGGGTTATATGCAATACCTACTTCAAGTTTAGGGTTTGCAATTACAGCAGTTACAGAAATTGCCGCTAATGAGTATACTTTTACAATGGACTTAACCGCATT